GCGCCCCGCCAGGAGGATGCAGCGCGAGCACGCGGGCGGAACAGCGAGGCGCAAGTACCACTTGACCTCGTTGTCGGCGACCATCGCGACCTCGTCCGCGACCCGTGCCGCGTCCGCGATCTGGGTGCTCACGATCCGCGTCATCTGGGACAGTCCCGCCAACAGCGCATCCTCGTCCGACGCGCCGGCAGCGCGGCGGTCCGCGACCGTGATCGCCGGGATGTAGAGGAGCGATTCCAACGGCCGACCATCCGACGCGGAGCCCGCGAACGCTGCGGGGATCAGCGGCAGCGGCGGCTCCGCCGCCGCACCCGCGAGCGCCGCACCGGCCGCTGTACCCGCCCCGACGGCGGACGCCTGCTGCGCGGCCATCGACGCCGTCACGAACTCCTGCGCGCCCTGGGCCACGCTGAGCTGACCCGCGAGGACCGCGTTCAGGATGGCCCGGCCGGGGGCGCCGCTCATCTCCATGATGATCTCGGCGGCCTTCATCTGGACCCAGATCTCCTGAACCCGCTCGACCACCTCACGCTGGATCGCCGCCGCGTCACGCATGTGCGCCGCCGAGATCTCCTCAGGCGTCGGCACCCAGACCACCCGGATCTTCGGACGCCGTCGTCATCTGAGGCTTCGGGCCGAAGAGCGCGGCCAGGTCGCCGCCCATCACCCGCGCCGCCGCGTCCTGCTGGAGCAGGCGCCACCTGGCGATTTCCGTCTGCGACGCGCCCCACCGCTCCCACAGAGCCTCACGCGGCACGCCGAGACCGGACATCTTCACGAGCGCGTCCACGAGTTCGCCCTCGGTCCTGAACTCCGGGTTTCGCCAGATGACCTCGATCGCGTCCATCGGCCGCGTGTCACCGCCGGCCCGCAGGTAGGTGCGCGTGAACTCCTCGACACCCTCGCCCACGGGGTCCATCCGCTCCCGCACCTTGGAAACGAGCCCGGATTCCGCGGCCTTCAGCGAGTCGCCGCTGATGTTGGCCATGCTCCCGAGGAGGTACTGACTCGGCGTGCGGGTGCGGGCCGCCATGTGTTGCACGTCGGCGTCGACCGCAAGCAGGTACGGCTTGAGGTCCGTGGCCTCGAACTCGCCGAACTTCACGGTCTCGTCCTCGACCACCCACAGCCGGTCCACCGCCGACTTGAACGGCTCGATCACCTGGCCCGAGCTGTCCGTCGGCAGCTCGTACCCGGTCATCCACCGCTGACGGAACGCGCTGAACTCCTGCGCCATCATGCGGTCGATCAAGGTCTTGTTGATGCGGTCCTGTACGTCCAGGACGTCGTGCAGCTCGGAGTAGGCGTTGCCCAGCAGATCCGGCTTGGCCTGGATCTCGATGAGCGGCACCACTCGCAGAGGGTTCGGCGCCGGCCACGGCTCGCTCTCCACGCGGCGCGGCTCCCACCGCGGCGGCATCGATGTGCCCGCCGGCGGCATCGACGCCTCGAACTTGTAGATCCAGTTCGGGAGATAGACCGTCGCCATCAGGCGACCGGTCCAGTCGTCGATCCAGGTCTTGAGCCCGGCGGCGCGCTCGGCGAGGTGCCCCGGCCGGTAGTCGACGATCGCCTGCGTCATGTCCTCCGGCGTGACGATCGGCGTGCTCGGGTCCCTCGGGTTCGGCGCCACGAGCATGAACGCCCGGCCGACCTTGACCGCCTCGGCGATGAGCTTCGCCGACGCGCCGTCCAGGTTGTTCGCCTGCCAGATCCGCCACGCCTCACGGTCACCCGTCTCGGAGTCGCCGAGCCGGATGCCGTCGATGTGCATGCGCTCGACCGTCGCGTCCACCACGAGACCGGCGACGTTCAGGCGGGCCTGGCGAAGCAGGCGCCGGAACGCTTCGTGCGCCTTGTCGGCGATGGGCGACAGCGGCGGATCACCGTCGTAATACCGGCGCATGCAGTCCGCGTACTTGCGGCGCTCGTCGAGCTTCTTGTACAGCCGGTCACGCCACCACTCCGGCGACTCCACTGCGGGGGCCTTGGCCACGAGCACCCCCTCGAACATCAGAAGCCGACCGCGCGGCGACTCTTGGCTTTGGGCCGGCGGAGGTAGCCCGAGAGGGCCATCACCGCGGCGGGAATCCCGTCGATACGCGAGCTGCTCTTGAGCCGGTTGGGCTTCGTCGGCCGGATGTTGTCGTTGCCGTCGGCGATCACCTCGACGCAGGAGGCGTGCCAGCGGAGAACCGGGTGGCCGCCGTGCCGCAAGCCGTCCGACCTGAGTAGCCGGTCCAACTCCTTGCAGCCCGAGCCGAGCCCCAGGAAGGTCTGTGCGGTCGGGTCGAGGACGACCCCGCGCTTTGTCTCGCGGTCAACGTTCTGCACGAGCTGACCAGCGAACATGCGGTCGTAGGCCACACGTTGCACGTCGAAGGCTTTGCAGTCAGCCAGCACTTGGTGCTCGATCGCGTCGTAGTCGATCGCGTCGCCCTCGGTCAGCGTCAGCCAACCCTCACGGGCCCAGCGCGCGAGCGGCACCCGTACCTGGCGCTCGACCTCGACGAGGCGTTCCTCCGGCAGCCAGAACCGGCTGATCAGTTCGACCTCGACGCCCGGGTCGGGCGACTCCACCGCGAGCACCCACGCGCTCAGGTCGCTCACCGCGGACAGGTCGATCCCGCCCCAGGCCCTGCGACCCTTGAGTTTGGCCTCGTCAACCATGCCGGCGCGCGAGTCCCACAACGGCATGTCCAGCCACCGGGTCGACGCGCGCTCTCGGAGGTTGAGCGACAACCGCTTGAACGTCGGCAGGGCCGACGGTGTCGACTCGGCCTTCGCCGCCTCGCGCCGCATGTACGCCAAGGTCGGCGAGGTGCCCAGCCCGGGGTTGGCCTTGCGCCAGGTCGCCTCGGCGAAGGGATCGTCGGCCGCCTCTGCCGCCCACACGACGCCGTAGTGCGCCGCGTCCTGGACCACGCGTTCGGCGACCTTGCGCGTGTAGCCGTGCAGCTCGTCGTAGATGCTGCCCTCGCCGCCGTCATCGGCAGTCGTGATGTACAGCACCAGCGGCTGATCACGGGCGCCCGTGCCGGTCGTGATCGCGTCGATCAGGTCACGGCTCCGGTGCACGTGCACCTCGTCCACGACACCGCACGACACGTTCAGACCATGAGCTGTCTCGGCGATGCGCGAGAGCGCCCTGAACACACCGCCCGTTCGCGGCACCCGGATGACGCCGGTCAGCACCTCGGCCCGACCTTGCACCGCGCGGCTGGTGGTAGCCATCCGCTTGGCGTCGTCGAACACGCGTTGCGCCTGAACCAGCGAGCCTGCCGCGGCGTACACCTCCGCGCCCACCTCGCGGTCAGCGAGCAGCATCGTGAGGCCGACGCCGGAAGAGAGCGTGGACTTGCCGTTCTTTCTGGGCACCTCGACCCAGGCCGCCCTGATCACCCGGACCGCGCGGCCCAACTCCGGGTCGTGCACGAGCCATCCGAAGATGGGCGCGATCACCCAGGCGAGCTGCCACGGTGCGAGCCGCAGTGCGGTTCCTCCCCATCGGCCCTTGGTGTGCTCGCCCGACTCGATCGCCCGCACTGCCCGCGACGCCGCCTCGACGTCGAACCAGGCGCCCGGCTCCTCGTGGGCCTGACACGCGACCACCAGGGGGCGGGAGGCGACCGCCGCCGCGATGTCCTCCTCGGACATGCCCAGGCCAGCGAGCGCGGCCCGCGGCACCACCAACCCATCGGCGACGTCCTGCTCGGACAGGGCCTCAGTCGAACACGTCGTCGTCGTCATCGGGCCCGCTCTCCGGCGGCGTCAACCTGCCTCGCGCCGACGGCGACAGACCAAGCTCACCGATGTACCTGGCGAGCTGCTGCCGGTACTGGCCGACGATCGTGGTCGAGCCGTTCTTCTGCCAGCCGCGCTCGCCCTCCATGAGGAGGCCGCGGGTGGAAAGGTCCCGCTCGCACTGGTCGATGCGGGCCACGCACACGCAGTAGTCCGTCAGCACCGTCAGGTCCACCGCGCCCAGGCCGGCCGACACGGTCAGGATCGGGACCACGCGCCGCCATTCACGGCGGGCCATTTCGCGGCACCTGGTGTTGGTCTCGCGCTGGTCGAGATCCGCCGTGGTCGGAAAGACGTCGAGCCAGTTCGGCTCGCTCAGGTCGGTGGGTGGGAGGCGCACGCCTTCCTTGACCGGCCGCCTGCCGGGGTTGCCCTCGCGGACCACCTGGAGAGGCGGTCGGGGGCGTGGGCCGGGGGCCTGGGCCATGGCGGACACCCCCTGACACCTTGATACCTAATGTCCGTTTTGACCGGTACGCGCAAAGGGGTCGACCTGCGCTGTCCAAATTTGCGCTCCCCGGCGGTCAAGGTCCCGCGCGGCCCGCGGGTGCGCCCCCGCCCCGGCGCGAGCGCGAGAAATTTCCGAAATAAAAATGCGCGGAGATAAAAAAGCGGAAAGAAAAAATCCGGCGCGAGAAAATATCGAGGCCGATAAAAAAGCCGGCTCGATAAAAAAGCGGGCCGATAAAAAATGGCGCGCCGCGAATCTCGGGAAGAAAAAACGCGGGCGCCGAGCCGAACTAGAACGGCGGAATGTCTCGCGCCCGTTCGGCATTCCAGCCGCCAGGTTGCGCGGTCGCGGTCTCGGCGCTGTGGCATTGCCGGCAGATCGGCCTGAGTCGGTGGTCGGCGTCGGGGTCGCGGACGCCGGCGGCGATCAGGTCGCGGCGGCTGGTCGGCCAGTGGTCGGCGACGTTGGCGGGTTGGCCGCAGATGCAGCACCAGGCCCGCGTCGCGAGGTACTCGGCGCGGCGGCCTGCCCAGGTTCCGTCGTAGCCGCGTGCCGCTGCCGAGCCTCGCTGTTGCCGGTCGGCTTGGTGGCCGTGGTCGGGGCAGGGCTTGGTGTTGCCGCATCCTGGTCGGCTGCATGGTGGGCGGAGGCGGCGGGGCACGCGGTCACCTCACCTGGCGGGCTCGGGCAC